AGCGTCAGTGGCCATGTCACCTTCTTCAGCGCCAAACGCTTTAACTGTTTCGGCAGTCAGTTCGCCAGTAAAAGTACCAGTACCTGTAGTCACAGCAGATTCAGCAGCAGCTAAAAAGGGTTTAACGATCTTAGGGCCAGCACCACCAAGATAACTTAACGGGTCAGCACCAGCTCTTGCAATATTGGCTATTACTTTCTCACCGATATTAGTCGGCTGTATGTTTTTAACTTCTAGACCTAAATTATCTGCAACCGAAGCCCTTACTCTTTCGTCAATTACTTGTGCTTCAGGTGTACCTACAGCTATAGAAGGATCGAATGTTTGTCCTTGAACAAAGTTCATTAATGGATCAGGAACAACACCAACGCCTAAATCTACAAGCCCTTGTTTAAACTGATCTTCAATTAATTCACGGGTATTTTCTGATACGGCAACTTTTGGAAGACGAACAGAACTGCCCCAATCAAAGGAACCTTCTATAGTAGGCATATCATCTTGCTGTACTGCGTTGTCGCCTTCTATCTTACGTGCGCTATTCCAATCAAAGCTCATATGCCACCCCGTCTATTACTTCCAAACGACCGCCACTACCGTCTGAGTAGATTCCATCCTCTAAGGCTTGTGTTGGCTGAGTAGCAGCTTTTATACGACCTTGTGTAATGTCTTCTACTGTCTCCCCTACTACTAGAGGAGCAACACGGAAACGATCTAGAGTACGCGAAACAACAGCATTGTCTAGACCTTCTATGTCCTTATATAATAAATTTTCAAGGTCTACTATGTCATTAACAGATTTAGCAGTTGCTTGATCCATAATCTCAATCATTTTATCTAAGTCTTCTATCGTAGCGTTTGATAGTGTTCCTTGAAAACCTCCAGCTAACCAGTCTTGGAAAGCAGTAGACCAAGACTTACGTTTTACTAGACGATCAATTTCAGAAGCAGCTCTTGTGTCTGCATTATATATTTCAGAAACTGTACGTTCTAATAAAGGAACTGCTGATTCGTTTCCTGCTTTTACCTCTGGAACTAATCTTTGTGCAGTTTCTACTTTAATCCTACGTTGCATTGCTGCCTTATAAGTAGGATTAGATTCGACTTGTCCTCGTATTTCGCCTATTTGTTGTGCTGCTGAAGGTAGGTTTGTGACAGTACCTTTTCTTGCTAAGAGGTTTTGCATTTCTTGTTGATGTTCAGGAGTACCAGCATCAAAGCCAAATGCTTCTGATACTTGTGTTGAAAGAGTACTAGGCTTATCAGTACTTATGTCTTGACCAGTACCTATAATGACTCTATCAGTAGGATTAGTTCTATTAATAGCTACAGTAAATTCTTGACCATCCATAACTACCTTTTCAATAGAGTAAACATCAGGGTCTGGATCAGGATTACGAGGAACTAACAAAGAGTAGTCTGTAGCGCCTCCAGCCTGAAATGCTTTAATAGATTCTGTGGTGTACTCTTTAGGAGTAACTTTTCCAAATACAGTATCAGTTCCTCCAACGGGAACTAAATCAGAGTAGTTTCCTGATGTAGTATATGTCTGAACAGACTCAGGAGTAAAGTCAGCCACCTTTATATCACCGATTGTACTCTCAGGGGCTTTAGCAGCGCCATATGTAGTGCCTTCAGCTACAGTAGCTAAGTTTACAACTTTTTGTACCATTTGACCTGTTGTTGGATCATACTCTTCAACAATCTGCATATCACGCTTAGGTGCTGTTGCTGCTCGTAGCTGCATCCCTCTATTAGACATATCCATAGCCGCAGTAGGATCAAACTCAGACAAGAACTTAGAAGCTGTAAAGTAGGTTTCTGGATTAGTCCAATCAGCATTCGCAAACTCTTCTTTGAACTTACGCATGCCTATCGTTTTAGGATCAATAGCCTTACCAAAAGCTCCCATAGCTTCTCGTACAGCTTGTCCTTTTTGCTTCTCTGCCTGTATGATACCTTGATACATAGGAGAAACTACTTGTGTTATATTTGAGCGTGGGCCGCCTCTAAATAAAGCCATTTTAAAATCTCCTATTATTAAAGTAGACCAAACAACATACCAAACAGATCAGAAGATTGTTGAGCTCTGTTTGCTTGTCTGGTTGCTTGTAGCTGTTTCTCAAACATACCCTCTTGGAATAAAGGCTCTTGAGGAGCACCATAAATTTCTTGTAGAGTAGGTACAGTTTCTAGTGCAATCTGATAAGGTGCAAACTGTTGTTGTGCTACACCGCCTGCTAAATTAAACAAGCCACCTATAGTACCTAACTGCTGTTGACGTTGTTGTTCAGCAAAATCTTGAGCAAGAAATTGTGTCTGTAAATCTTGTATATCACGTGACTCTATTAAGTCTCTTTCTGCGCGAGCTTGTGCGCTACGGCCTAAGCTACCTGAAGCAATAAGACGAGAAAGACTTGTTTGGTCTTGTAGTGCTCGTTCTTCAGCTTGTCCTGCTGTTGTTGCGTCTATGTAACGCTGTGCTTGAGCAGTAGGGTCAAACTGTTGATATGATTCCATAGCACCACTTAGCTGTCCCATTAGACCTTCTGTAAACTGTCGGAACGGGTCGGCAGCTTCAGTAGATAGAGCGCCAGTTTCAGAGTCAAAAGCAGTTGTACCGAAGATATTACTGTAAGTAACATCACGGGGTCTGATAGCTTCAGAATATGCTTCTGCTGGAGTCATAGGTGTTTCAGCGCCCATAGCAGTAGGGCTCACTCCGCCTCCTCCAGAAGTGCGAGAGCGTGATCGACTATCTTTAACCATATCAGCTAAAAGCATTTGCTCAGTACGTCTAGCTAACTCTGGGTTAGACCTTAATTCTGCTTGGGAAGGAGTGTTAGGACTTCTATCTACACCAGAATTAGGATCAAAGAAAGCCCGTGCAGCAGAAGGAAGAGATTGTCTAGCTTGTGAGACATCACTTTTCAAAGAACTTAAAAAATTATCAAATAAAGCCATTATGCAGTCCTCTTCCAGAAGTATACTGTTATGTATGGTTGTAAGTTATTATACAGTTGCTCTCCGTTTTTAGAGACTGTATTGTAAGACGATTTGTGCTCAGCCTTATCTTTTTCTCGTAGAGTAGTCATAAGGTTCTCCTTACTTTGGGTACTTTGCTTTAACTGCTTGACAGTCTGCAATGTACTTATCAATCTGTGCCTGATCACCCTTAACGATACCATCTAAGTAATCAGCCATCGGAGGATAAGACATAGATCGTTTTTCTTCTGTAGACAGGGACTGAAACTCAGATTCTTGTTCTTCGTTTGTTAGTTTATCTGCTTCAGCTTGGGTAATTGCTACGTAGTGGTCTGGAATTAGAGCATCCTGACTACCATCAGCTTCATAAGCGTAGCGTTGATTGTTAGTAGGGTCTAAATAGATTTTCATTATACTAATCTCGCGTGAGTGAATGAAGGAGTAAAGCCAGCACTATAGCCAAACTTATACGAAGCTCCGTTGGGAATTACTAGAGTAACGCCAGCACTTCGGCCCCACCCACCGCCACTACCGTGACCGCTAGCTACTACCAAAGTACCATTAACGTAGCCGTATAAATGACAGTATTCACCGTTACCGCTAAGTCTACACCATGCTACCATTGTCTTACCTGTAGAGTTAGTATACGTAGTGTTCATAGAGAGTGATGTAGTACTTAACGTAGTCGCCATACCAGACGCAGCCAAAGCATACGCAGAACCGTGAAGACCATCTAGCTTGTCAGCATCAAGACCAGAAGACGCACCATCTACAGTCTTAATCTTAGTCAAAATAGTAGAAGCAGATACATGATTGTCTACCGCACCAGCAAACTTAGCTGGAGTGATTAGGGATTCAGTAGTGTTTGTCCCTGCATCCCAAGTAGCTTGATCTGTCACCATACCATCTATCTTATTATTGACAAAAGCTGTAGTAGCTACTTGCGTAGTGTCTGTACCTGCTGCTGCTGTAGTAGCGCTAAATTCTTGTGAAGCAGAGCCGTTTAAATCTGCTTTAGAGTTAAGAGCTGTCTGTACTGCTGTAAACTCAACGTCAAACAGGTCTCCACTGATTACTTTATTAGGGTCGGAATCTGCGAGAGCATCTTTACCAGCCCAGTTGTTTTGTATTGAATAATTACTCATCGGATTTTCCCACCCTTAGCTATAACTGTCATGCTCTGTAGAGCGCCTTTAAAACCTTTAACTGTTGTTACCATCTCTATCTGTATAACCTTAGCAGACTTAGAAAGATTTACTTTGTATTCTTTAGGAAAAAATAGAGGTGCGAACTTAGAATTTCCAAATAATGAAGTTGACGACCCAAACAAAGCAATCGTACCTTCAGCTACAGGACTTAGTGTAAATGTATGGTTATCATACTTAGTAGAATAGTCCCTATACCATCTAATGTTTATATCTGATTCACGGCCACCATCTATAACACACTCAAACTTTTTAAGTAGTTTTGCAATAGAAGGATTTCCTAAGTTCATATAAACAGACTTCCAACTTGTTTGATAACTGCTATTAACCCAGCTAGAAGTTCCCGTATCGTAGTCAGCATCAAAGTAGTCGTCATACTCTGCAACTACGCCTGCTTTATCTGAATCCCCTATACCGATATATAACTCTCCAGTATATAAAGAAAGATAAGACTTAGGAGCTCTTGATTTTGAGAACACCCACTTAGTTATTCGAGGTGTATTATCTGGGTTTATTGCTTTGAAATCTAAAGCGTAGTGCTCGTTGATCCCAGTAAATGAAATTATGTAATAACCGCCTGCATGATTGTAAACAGCTTTTACTTCGTTGTGACTAGATGAAGTGATAGATTTGATTATATCGTTCTTGACATTTTTAGTCAAGTCTGTTAATGGCATCTTGTCTTGAATCTTCGTTCTATTAAGTGACCTAACACCATCAGCAGATAAAAATAAAATATCTTCACCGAAAGCCTTAATGGAATCTCTGCTGACACAACCTACCCCCTTGATTATTTCTGCAAGACCAAAGCGTTCAGTACCATCAGTTACATCAATGTCCCAAGGGCCATTATAGATGGCAATATTAAACTTACCAAAGATAATCAATTGATTGTTGAATATCTCTATTCCTACAACAACATCATAACCCCACACAGCGTTCATGTTTAAACTGCCAGAACCTGAAGCACTAAAGTTGTGATGGTTAGCTACTTGACTGTAAAAAAGTGTGTTAGGGTCTTCTGATAAACCACCTACCCAGCTACGTCCATATGCACTTGCAGCACAAGAAGGGTTAAAAGTAGTGATGCCAGTAGGCGAGCCCCATGTAGCTGTATCAGACATTTTAGACCAAGTACCAGTAGAGCTATCGTAATGGATAGCTTCGTGCCCTTCCTGTACTCCTAATAGATCATCGTCGTACTGAGAAAACATCCAATGGTCGTCAGTAATTGTAGGAGATGAAGGACTAAATGTCTGTGCTGTCATTGTTGCAGGAACTACGCTTCTATCTAACTTGTATATTGTATTGTTAGCAGCAGCAAACATCTCTGTAGTAGAGTCTGTCTTTGTTACTTCAGCTATAGACTTAACAGCATAATTACCAATAGAGGCACTAAACTGCTTTACACCTTTACGAGAAGTAAGACGACCTTCAGAATTAATCATAATGTTATCAGCCTTAGTCAACCATCTGTGATCAAGGCTGGACGCGTTAGACTGTGTATTTAGGCCAAAAACACCTACAGAGTCTAGTACTACAGGGGCAAGGGGTTTAGTTGGCATACCAATCAGTCTCATATTGAGTCTTACTAGAATCTATCTGTACAGCTCTAGAAAGAACATTTTGATATTCACCAGCAGCTACAGAAACTTGTGTGCCGCCATCTTCACCTCGCTCAGACAATGCACGTACATAAGCACCTAAGATAACTGCTTGTGGGTTTACATATATCTGAGTAGTTGCTAAATACAACTTATCTTGAGGCTTAACAATGTTAAAGTTAATCTGACGTTGATCATCAGGTATAGGCCATAAGTCCACTACCATGTCTAGCTCATTGTCTATGCCGTTAAAGCCATACTGATACGATTCTCCAGTTACTTGATCACTTACTGGAAATGCTTTGTTGTTTAACTCAGCAGAAGGTATCTGCTTTAGGTGACGACCTGTTGTAGTATCTATAACGTCTAGTACACGGAAGTCTGAGCCTGCTCCTACTAAAGAATAAGACATGTCTCCATTTTGAGTGTTAATACCGGCAGTTACACGTAACGTCTGCCAATCCCAAAAGTGTTCTACTTCATACTTAGCGTCATTGACAAAATCACCAATCATCTTTTGATAATCAGTAGGGCCAGAAGCAGTAGCTAGAGCACCAGACCAATCAGAAGCTATCTGATCTTCTCTGAGTCTTCGTAGCACTTCGTTAATTAATTCTTTGTATGTCATTTTATCCTCTCAATAGATAGGCTACTGTACCTACCATGCTTGCTATTAAGATACGAATGAACCATTCGTTAGTGCCTGAAGTCTTTGCCATTTTGGTTGTATCAACGAATAACTCGTCTAGCGCATCACTGTGTTTATTTAAACGCCTATCAT